CGACCCGTCCTCAAGGATTGTCGGCTATTCAAGTTTGAGGGACGCGCCCATGAGGTTCTCCCCAAAGGTTTCGACGAGAACCTGATCGAGCAGGTCACTGAGACCTTCTTCCTCCCCTACTCGCGTGTTTTCATGGAGGACGGCGCAAGCGGCGTTCTGTTGGGCGACTACGAAGATGAGCAGCGCGGCCTTGCGGGTAAGAGGTTCTTCCTCCTCGCCCTTCCGCTCGACGGAACAAACGACGGCGAGTTTTCCGATGTCGCCACCCAGCGGAAAGACGACGCTGTTTATCGGAGCCGCATGGATTTCGTTGAAACGGCCACAGGAAAAAAGAGCAGCAGTGACCCCGGCGGCCTATTCAGCATCAAGCCCGACCAGCCCATCACCGAAGAACACTGGGACAAGATCCGCTCGGTTACGCCTCGCGGAACTTGTCTGATCGTGACTGGAGACTTCTCCGTGCCTCTGATCGGCACGGAGGGGATGCGGATCGTCTGCTCAGTCCACGCGGCGTTCATCGGTGACAAGCACAGGATGAACGATTGGAACGCGATGATGGTTCCCCAACTTATCGGTCAGCTTCAGCAGCAAAGCGAGGAGCCTCTTGAGGTCACCCAGGATTTGGTCAGGACCGCTATTGCCTACGAGAAGGAGTCCCTCACCTATGAGGTGGCTTCGCATGTTCACACGGCGATTGAGGAGGTGCTGTATTTCAACACCCCCGACCGCTTCGTGCTGGAGACCGCTGTGGCCCATCCGAGGTTACGCAAGGGCAAATCCGCTAAGGGCAGAGTTCTTCGCAGCGATGAGCGGCCCCAGTACACACTCCTCCACCCCAAAGACATCCGTAAGGTGATGGGCGTGACCGAACTCGCTGAAGATTCTGGCGAGAAACGCAAGGTGCGTCCCCATGAGCGGAGACGGCACTACCGCACTTACACATCCGACCGCTACAAGGCCGCGAAAGGGAAGACAGTGGTTATCCCCGCTTCTTGGATTGGCCCTGACGAGGCCGTGGTCGGAACTAAACGCTACCGAGTCTGCCTGGAGGTATGACAATGCTAAACACTAATGGAATGATGCCCGGACAATCCTCATTCGATCTTTCATCGGTCGAGGATATAACTACCCTGAAATTACTTGGCGACCTTGTGTTAGTCGATATAGACGAGCTTGAGACCGAGACCTCTTCTGGGATCATAATACCCGAGTCCGCCGCCGCAGAAATGATAGGCGACACACTGACGGGCACCGTTGTTTCTGTCGGAACCGAGGGCGACCCCGAATTGGTGATAGGTACTCGCGTGCTGATCCACCGCATAGCGGGGGACTACATGACCGTGGGTCAATCTGAGTACCGTTGCGTACCCTCCGTCGAGATCCTTTGTCTGGTGGTTGACGATGAATCCTAACCTCGCTTACCGGAAGTTACTTGGGGCTGTCCTGATCTCTACCGCCACACTGTTCTGCGCTAAGGTGTTTGGGCTCGTAGACATTTCTTGGACCGTCATACTTTCCCCCCTCTGGTTTCCCACCCTTGTTGGTGTGTTCGCAATCGGTGGGGCCCTGATGCTTGCGGAGGATACTTAGATGCAGTGGACACTCGTTGCCGACCCACAGTTTGATGACCAGTTGAACTATTCGACCATCTGCGATGATGGGCTCTCCAGCCGTTTGCACAACTACATCGACTGCTTCGACCGCATTGTGGCTGACTCAGTAGAGAAAGGTTCTAAGGGAATCCTTCTGCTTGGGGACATATTCGACTCGCGTACAGCGGTTAGCCTTTCAGTAATCGACCAAGTTTGCCGCTCCTTTCAACGGGCCAAAGACCTTGGGCTTGAACTACATGTGCTGGTTGGCAACCACGATTCGCAGCTTCGTGTCCCCCGCGTGAACAGCCTACAAGCATTCCTTGGATTGGCGCACGTCTGGGAGTCCCCGTCGGTCTATCAGAAGTTCGCGTTCATGCCGTGGATCGAAGACGAGGATGCGTTCCGTGCTGGTGTCAAGGAGTTAGCCGACAACCCCCAGCCAGACTTCCTATTTAGTCACGCCCTTTTCGAGGGTGCGGTCCCCAAAGTCGCTGGTCGAGCTATATCAGACTTGATACCCGAGCGGTGGAAGCAGGTTGTGCTTGGTGATGTTCATGGCCCTATCAAGATTGCGCCCAATGTTCGCTATTGCGGTGCGCCCATGCAGATTCATTACGGCGACGCGGGGCGTGATAGGGGCTACTACTTCCTAGATGACGAGACCGGAGACTTGGAGTATGTCGTAAACACATGGTCACCACGCTTTCATATTGTCAAGGATACCTCGTTCCTCGGAAAACTCGACGGCTTCAGTCCTATGCAGGTAGGTCGAGCGGACTTTGTGCGTATCAAAGTTGATGACGCTAAAGAGGCTATGCGCCTCGCGCAGACCTTGAGCCACCACACGGACTGGGTGGAGTCCCTGGCCGTCGAGGAGCCGGACAATGCCCCCCGGATTCAGGTCAGCGTGCGTGATTCGCACACGGAGGCGATAGAGATGTATTTGAAGTATCAGAATCTCGATGCCGTTGACGGTCTACTAGAGACCGCCCTAAGCATCATGGAGGAATCTAACTAATGTCGTATCGCTTTGGAAAAGTGACCTATCAGAACTTTGGCCCTTTCGAGGACGCTGCGGTGGACTTCTCTAGGTCCGGCCTGACTATCATTGAGGGGCAAACGCTTGGCGTGCGAGGATGTGATAGTAACGGTGCGGGTAAGAGCTTCCTTCTCGATGGCATCGCGTGGGCTACTTTCGGTAGGTGCATCCGTGGAAAGTACGCTGGCGATGATGTTATGCGCCGCATTTACGAGCCCGGACCCGGCGGCGTACTACAGGTCACCAAGAACAAGAAGGGTAACCCTGAGCATGACCCAGGGGGAACCTCGGTTACTGTTGAGCTTGTTGGCGGCCCACAGGCGGTGCGCTATACGCGCTACAGGAAGCACCCGGTCTACAAGGACATTTTGCGCCTGTTCGTAAACGGCCAAGAGGTGACGCAGGGTCGAAACAGCATGACGCTGGAAGCCATTGAGACGATTCTTGGGATGGACTTCACGACCTTCTCAAACTCTGTCGCCTTCGGAGCCCGTGATGACATCAAGTCATTCTTCAGCGCAACCGACGCGGAACGCAAGCAGATCCTTGACCGCATACTTGGATTAGAGGTGTACTCTCGTGCCTCTGTGGTCGCACGGGACAGGTTGAAGTCAGCCGAGGAGTGTCTTGAACCCCTAGCCCATCGCATAGGGACACTACGCGCACGGATGGATGAACAGAAGTCTCTCTTGGATTCACTCTCCAGTTCAACCGATGAGGCTGGACTGCGCGAAACACTGAAGGGTCAGGAGTTGGCTACCTCGGAGTTGGAGAGTTCCTTTGTTGAAAGTAAGGCCCACCTAGATGGGGCCATCGAGTGGGCCCTTGAGTTGAAGACCGCTCACTTGGATGCCGAGGCGGCGTATGAGGCACTGCAAGCAGAGTCCCGTGCGACCCAGGCCGTGATCCAATCCAAGAAGTCAGCACTCAAATCTGATATAGCTGTCCATCGTGCTGAGATTAGGCGCGTTGATGCTGAGAGCGTCCGCGTTGACGCTCTACTTGAAGCTGAAACCTGTCCCTCCTGCGAACAGTCCGTGCCTGTGGAGTTCCTTCGTGGACTACTGGCCGAGGCCGCATCCTCAAAGGCTGCCGCCCTGTCGGACATCGAAGAGCTTCGGCTCACGCTGGAGACGCATAATGAATCGCAAGTCTTGGCCGAGTCCGAATACAAGGCCCTAGAGCGACCGGTCTCGACTGAGTACGATGCCGCTACCTCGGGGGAGAGAAGCCTGAGGGTTGAATTGCGGGTATTGAAGTCACGCATCGAGCACGCAAGGGAGCGGGAGGTCGAACTCTCTACTCAGATCTCCAAAGCCTCAGGGCTGAAGTCCGACCTTAGGGATAAGATTTCTGAAACCCAAACAGGACTCAATCGCTCTATTTTGGAGAGTGAGGAGGCTGAGTCCCGTGTCGCTCAGTTGGAGCTATGCGTTGAAATGTTCGGCAACGGGGGGTTGAAATCGTTTCTGATCGAGTCCGCTGTTCCCGAGATAAATAAGTCGGCCACCACATATGTCCGCCGACTGTGTGGTGAGGGGGCCACTGTCCAACTCCGGGCCACTACAAACCTGAAGGGCAACGCGGCTGTCCGTGAGAAGCTGAGTGTCATTGGTTACATACCCGGATGCGCCGACACCTACGAGGGCGCATCGAAGGGGCAGAAGAAGCGTCTGGACCTAGCACTCTTACTGGCCTACCGCGAGATCGTTGCCAACCGCTCGTCTCGTGGTATTGAGCAGCTATTCGCTGACGAACTTTTTGATGGCTTGGACCGTTCCGGTATGGACGGTGTGGTCGAACTGCTTAGGGAGTTAGCGGTTACCAGTCCGGTCATTATGGTTACCCACGACGACCGCCTAAAGTCCGCAGGAGACCACATGATCCTAGTTAGGCACGCTGAAGGGTGTGCGCGGATCGTGGGTTCCCCTAAGAAAAAGAGGCTGCGGAGGAGAGTATCTATATGAACATCATCGACCACCTGAACCAACTTCACGAACTGAATCCAGAGGCATTACAGGCTGACGGCTTTGAGGACGCATACCTCGGCTATGCGACCCAGGCGTGCAACCTCCCGCTCGCTGTCTACGATTATGACAAGTGCGTGGACATCCTTGTTTCCCGTGACGGTATGACCTACGACGAAGCCATTGAGTTCATTGAGTTCAATGTAGTCTGCGCGTATGTTGGCGAGGGAACCCCCCTTTTCTTCAAACAAGTCCCACCCAAAGGAACATTCGGGGAAGGTTTAGATGGCTGATTCCAAAGACTTGGACCGGGCGTATATGGATATGGCCCGGACTTGGGGTGGGCTCTCTCGCGCAAAGCGGGCGCGGGTCGGGTGCTTGGTCGTCAAGGGCGACATGATTATCAGCGACGGGTTCAATGGGATGCCTTCAGGGTTCCCAAATGAGTGCGAGGATGTTTCCGGCGCAACTCGCCCTGAGGTACTACATGCCGAGGCGAACGCGCTCACCAAGCTGGCCCGCAGCGCGAGCAGTGGCTCGGGGGCGACGCTGTATAGCACGGTCCTACCCTGCCTACAGTGCGCTAAACTTATAATCCAAGTGAAGATTTCTCGCGTGGTGTACGCGGAGATGTATCGTGACGATTCGGCAATCGGGCTCTTTGCGCGTGCTGGTATCGCTTGCGATCTGGAGGAACCTCCCAATGATTGATGGCCGAGCCAAGGGACAGAAGTTTATGAATCAGATGTGCCGAGCAATTTCGCTCTGGCTCTTTCCAGCGATGGACCCCAAAACATCTGTGTACGACTTACCTTTTCGCACCCGTAGTACCTGCATCATGCCTGTAGAGGGGCATTGGCGCGGGGAGGGTGACATCCTGAACCGACCTGACATTGACTTTCGACTCTGCATCGAGGTCAAAAAGCATGAACGCTGGGACTTGGACGGTTTATTGGCTAACGATAAGTCGCCCATCCACAGTTGGTGGGAGCAGTCTGTGGAACAAGCGGATAAGGTAGACATGCACCCCCTGCTGTTATTTTCACGCAACCGAAGGAAAACATACTGCCTCATGCGCCAAGACACCGCAGACCACCTCTGCATCCCAACCCAGACCACCAGACCAAACTTGGTGGTTCATCAGAAAAATCAACCAACCCGATTCTTATGCCTGTTAGACGATCTTCTACTGACCGACCCCGCTCTGGCGGCGACCCTCAAGTGAACCGGTTTGCCGGTAGGGATGCTGAGAGGCTTCTTGTCGAGCGGTGTGGGCTAACCTGGACAAAATCAAGGCTTGTGTGGAGCATGGTCTTAGCCGCCCTGCGAGAGTCCCTGCTTGAAGGCCGCAGCGTGTCCTTCTCCAACCTCGGCACGCTGACACCTTATAAGTCCAATGGCCGCCGGTACAAACACCCTGAAACGGGTCAGATCACCGAGTCTCCCCCAAAGGTTCAGCTACGACTCAAGCTCTCTCGAAACTTCAAGGACGCTCTCCAGAACAAGTAGTTGACACACGGTCAACTTTCCAATGGCACTTACTAACTCAGAGCGGAACATAATCCGCAACGCCTTCTTCCAGGGCCCCTCCGCGCTATCCGAGCAGGGTTTCGACCAAGAAGAAACAACGACATTCCTGCGCCGACCCGAGGTGATGCAGGAGATTCAACTTCTGACCCGTGAGTTTGAGGAACACTCGGCATTCACGGAGAGAACTAAGTTTGCCGCCCGCAGGGGGCTGTCCCGCCTCCTGAATGGAGCTACTGCTGTGTTGGCTCGTGGACTTGCCGGACCTCAGTACCAGCGCGATTCTGATGGGAATGTCATTTTTGACGCTCGTGGGAACCCACTGCTACGCGATGTTGAGCCCACTTCGGCCCAGTTGGCCTCTGCCAAGGAGGTGCTGAATCAGCTAAACATTGCCGACGACCGTGGACTTGCAGGCCGAGCTATCGGGGCGGACATCAATGTGACCCTTATGCTTCAGGCGGCTGAGGAGACTGTCAAGTTGCAAGAAGACCCCTCTTTAGTCTCTGAAGAGCAGCGTGCGCTTTCGCGTGAGAAGGTTCGCAATGCTATCGACATACTCCGCCCGGTCGCAGAGGCGGCACGGGCAAAATCTCTTGGTTTGGGTGAATCTGATGTCAAAGAAGAAGAAGACCAAGAAGAAGCCTAGCCTCAAGGAGAACTTGAAGGAGCATTTTGCTAAGACGGAGAACCTCGTCCTTGCCAATGAGGGGATGTTTGCTGAGATCGTGAAGGACATCGTTGAGGGCCAGGGGACACTGTTCGCCAGACTCACCCAGAACGAGCGCGGGGTAGTAATCGACTGGTTGACAGAGGCGGTCCTGGGCACGCCGACCCAGCAGGCACTCCACGATGTCATTTGGGATGTTGATTATGTCCGCAAACCGGCACCGATTGAGCAGTTCATCAACGATGACTACTACCTGGGCCGGTTCACTGCCGAACTCCACCCTCTTTGGAAGCGTGATTTGTACGAGGTGTTCAAACCTGGATCGCAGGTTTTCGAGTGGATTATGACGGGGGCAATCGGGATCGGTAAGACCACTCTCGCCTGTGTTGCTCTGGCCTACAAGCTGCACTGCCTCTCCTGCCTCAGGGATGCCTCACGATACTATGGACTGCTCTCCGATTCTCTGATCGTATGTGGCATTTACTCCATCACGAAGAAGCAGGTGGCCGACTCAGGGTACTACAAGCTGCGTTCGTACCTCGACGGCTCGCCCTATTTCCGGCAGGAGTTCCCTCGCTCGACGAAAATCGACTCAAAGGTGGTTTTCACGAAGCGGCCCATCATCGTTGTCCCCGGCTCGCAGGAACTACACGCGCTGGGCCTTGACCTCTTTTCCTTCTTGATGGACGAGGTGAACTTCATGCGGGTGAAAAACAACAAGGAGCAGGGCAAGATGACGGGTCAAGCCTACGACCTGTACAACGCTACTTATACCCGTCTGATGTCGCGCTTCATCCGCCCTGGGGGGACGCTGCCCGGTCTGATGCTCCTACTAAGCTCACGAAACTCGGAGACTTCGTTCTTGGAGGAGCATTTGAAGTTGGTCAAGGATTCTCCCCACACCTTCGTGTCCGACTACAAACTGTGGGAGGTGAAACCGTCACACAAGTTCACGCAGCCCAAGTTCACCGTCGAGATCGGAGACCGTGTATCGCCCTCTCGTATGCTGAAGGGCTCCGATGACCACCGACCCGGCGCGAGGCTCGTAGAAGTCCCTGGAGAGTTCCGCAAGCCGTTTCTGGAGGATATAGATCAAGCTCTCCGAGACATTGCTGGAATCGCAACCTTCAACCTGTCGCCACTCATCAGAGACCGCCAGTCGGCCCTCGATGCGATTAGTACCGGTCTGAAGCACCCGTTCACACGCGAGTCCATCGTCTTGGACATCCAAGATGACATCCTTGTAGAGGAGTTTTGGGAGATGAAGACTGTTGCCCGTATCGAAGGGTCGCGTTGGAAGCCAAAACATTCACCCGCAGCCCCCCGTTTCATGCACATTGACAACGCCCTCACTGGAGACAGTCTGGGAATTGCAATGGGCCATGTTGCCGGTGTAGTGAGGAATGACCGTGTGAACTCCGATGGAACCACGTCCACGGTACGCAATCCGTTCATCGTCATTGACTTCATGCTACAGGTCCGACCTCCGGTGGGGTCCGAGATCGACCTGTCCAAGGTGCGTGCGTTCGTGATGTACCTATCACGCATTTACCCAGTCACGCGGGTCACGATGGACGGATTCCAGTCCCGTGACGCGATGCAGATCCTACTCAAGGAGAACATTGAGGCCGGTTATTTGTCAGTGGACAGGACCGATGAGGCGTACATCAACCTCAGGTCTGCCCTGTTCGACCGCAGGATAGCGTACTACGATTACCCGCCCTTCATTACTGAACTCCTTGACCTTGAGCGTGACATCAAACGCCAGAAGGTTGACCACCCGACACGTTCATCTGCCGGGGGAAAGGGAAGTAAAGACATCGCTGATGCCGTGGCTGGTGTAGTCTGGCACTGCATCAATGACAAGCGTGCCCAGCACAAATCTATTCAAGAGGTTTTGCAGGTCGAGGATTTAGTCCCCGTAGTCCCCTCGGACGCCTCCAATACTGAAGAACAGCCCACCGAGAGCCTAAAAGTTCCCGGTACAAACACGCAGTGGGGCGATTTACGCTCCAATCTTGACCATTGATTCGTTACTTTGTAGACCACCGATACGCGGAGCCACCCCATGCCTGAAAAATCATCTGAATACATAAATCCCCACGAGCAACCGTGGTACACACGCCTGTTCGGTCTCTTTGGCCGCCAAGAACGCGCTCGCCCCGCGATTGACGACGGCTGGATTGAGACCGAGGAGTGGGGCAGGCAGCAGTCTGTCTCCGACATGATGCGCCTTTCCGCCGACCGTTCGCGGAAGTACGAGATTTATGACGAGATGGACAACTTCGGGTTGGTTCAGGCTGTCCTCACGGCTTACGCCGAAGAGACTACTCAGATTGACTACGACAAGGGCAAGTCGGTGTGGATTGAAAGTAACAACAAGAAGATGCTTGCGGCTGGCGACGACTGCCTGCACAACCTCCAAATCGAAGACCGCATTTCGGGTATCACCCGTCGCGTTGCTAAGTACGGCGACGCTTTCCAGAGACTTATGTACGCCACCGATAAGGGTGTTCTGGGTTGGCGGCACGCGAATACTGGGAAGGTTTCTCGCGTCGAGGACAAATACGGTCGTCTTCTTGGGTTCAAGGAGCCCGGTGTCAAGTTCCGCAACGGTGACCGCAAAGTCTCTTGGGCTTGGGACTACATTCACTTCCGCCTGCTAGGTAAGGATGAAGAGTCCGGCTATGGAACCGGATACTGCTCCGCGATGTTCCGCCCGTGGCGACAGATGACATTGACACAGGACGCATCCTTGATGTTCCGACTACGCCGTAACCCTGACCGAAACATGGTCATGGTGAACGTCGGCAACATGGAGGAGCATGAGGCAATGGAGTTCGTCAACAAGTGGCGCAAGAAGTTCCGCAAGACAGAGCATGTTGACCCTGCCAGCCCCGCGTATCAGAAGCAGTACAACCCTCTGACTCCGCTGGAAGACATTTTCCTACCGTTCCGCGACGGCCAGGAGTCCCGCGTAGAGACCCTTTCCGGTGGAGGAAGCCCCGATGAGTTGTATGACCTCCAGTTTTTCCGTGATGAGTTTTTCGGGTCTGTCGGTGCCCCCAAGGCGTACTTCGGCTTCGAGGGTGACATCAACGCTAAGGCCACACTTCAGCAGCAGGATGTCCGGTGGGCACGCGCATGTAAAAGGCTTCGGAAGTCGATGATTTACGGGATGCGGCAAGCACTGGACATCCACTACACGCTTTTGGGTGATGGTTACGACCTCACAACCCCGGAGAATGCTTACACGGTGCAGATGTCCCCTATCTCATATCTCGATGAGTTTGAGCGGCTTGAACTAATGCAACTCCGCTATCAGATTGTTGACTCAATGTCACGTCTGGCAGCAGACATGCAACTCGATGCGCGAGTGTGGTCAACCTATGTATTGCTCAACTACGCCAAGCTCCCCGAGGACTTGGTAATGAAGCTAATCAAGTCTGTTCCCAAGCCGGGGCAAGAGACGGGCGGAATGTTCGCCTCGGTCCAAGACACCGACAAGCGCAACCAGATTTTCGACGGCGACGGTGATGGGCAGAGAGGAATCTATGACATCACTGAGGAGGAGCGCATCCAGATTGCGAAAATCATGCACGAGTCTCCCGGTCTCCGTAAGGTAGTGGGGGATATACGCCTGTTCCACAACGACGACATTGTTGAAGAGGCGCAGCGTCAGACGGACTCGTCGTTGTTACCTCCCCGCGTCCGAGGCGCAATCCTGACGGATGGGCTCGATGACGACGAGGAGACTAAGCAGTTACGCGAAGACCTCAACCAACTCATTACTGGAACACTGGAGTCTTAGCATGGCGATAGTAACCATCCCTATGCTATCACCGAAGCAGGCTAAACCTTTGCAAGGCTGCATCGCACACGCTGCACGCGAGACTGGTGTTAGCGAGCATACGACTGCTCTTGTAGTGTCCTACTTCCTTGAGCGGCTGGCCGATGAGGTTTCATTGGGCCGCGTGGTCAGGATTCCGGGCTTTGGTATATTCGCTGCGAAGCACTACAAGGGGGCAGATGTAATGGCCCCCCGCTTCAGTGCCGCACGCCCTTTTAGACTTCAAGTTAGGCACGGTGCGCCTAAGACTGATTTCGGTTCAGAGGCTTTGCGCCGTCACACGCACCAAACCGGATCGAGCAAGCGGTCCTCAATGCGCGTATTCACCGCCCAGGCGGCCTACAGGGACAGGATACGCGAGCAGATCGCGCAAGCCGGAGCCGATGATGACTAGCCTGATGGAGGACTGGGTATCCTCGTTTGAGCCGGGGGCACCTGCTTGCTCCTGTGCGGGAGCCACTCCCTTTGATGAAGCATCCGACTGGCTTGTCATCGCCCCTTCAGTATTCATTGCTGCGGACATCGAGGCGCGTGGTGAACTTTTTGAGGGTAAGGCACTTGGGACTGCGAAGGAGCAGGACATTGTGTTTCTCGACAAGGACCAGACCGTAAAGGCTGCCACCGACCCTGAAGGTGACAAGTGGCGTAGGCACCAAGGGGTGACCGTAGGCAAGCGCAAGCTCGATAAGGCCAAGTCCGAGGCATATCCTCTGGTGCTGAATGCTATATTCGCCTTTCAGAGCGGGAAGCTAACTGAAGCCCAGATGCGTAAGGCCGTAGTGAAAGCCATGAAGCGTGCGTGGAAAGCCACCTTCTTCGCTGGCGTTCGTTCATCCGGTGTGCCCGGTGATTTCGGTGAGAAGAAGTGGCGGCTCCAGACTACACCTTCTGATGAGAAGTGGCTCAAGTCCGCTATGCAGCACGAGATGAGGTTCTTGAACAAGATGCTCAAGTCCATCATCGAGGAGACTTACAAAATGCCACTGGCTCGGCGTGTACGCATGTATATCGACGCTCTTGAGTCGTTCTACAACTCGGCCCGCGTGATGGGCCTCCCGGTCAATACCCTGTTCCATTGGAGAATCTCACCCGAGGGCAAGCGCAAGGAGACGGTATGCAAATCGTGCCTGTATCTTGCGAAGCATAGCCCCTACACCAAGATGACTTTACCCACTACGCCCCGGTCTGGGCTGACCATCTGCTTGACCAACTGCCGCGATAAATTGGTGGCAAGGCGCGTTGATGGTGAAAAGGTCATGGCGGTAACAAACGCTTCCCAGTACAAGAAGTCCGGCCATATCAAGAATCTTCGCAAATTGAAGCGCACAGGTCATATTTAGCTGTTTTTTGTTGCGCCCACGGCCAGCGTCCCATATACTTCGCTCCATGTGGATAATGACTAAGTATGGATTTTACTCCGCCGTGTGCGCCCGCCGGGGCGACGGTGGGCCCAAGCAACCTGTGGACACTACCAAGATCATGGTACGCGCCCGAGATCGAGAACACCTTGAGAACCTGATGGAGCGGTTCCCTGCGGAAACCCTGGACATGACGATTCATTCGTCGGACCAATCGGATTACCCGCACCGCCTGTTCTTTGCAAAGAGCGTTTGGTCCGAAGTCCTTGCGGCTTTGGCTACCGAGCTAGACTACGACAACTTCAAGTCTGAGGTGGGTCGAGCCGGATATACGCATGAGCGTTATGCTGCGTGCCTCGCAAAAACATGGGGCGTTATGTATGGTGTAACACCCCGCGACCACATTAGCGATATATTTACAGAGAGCGACACTTTCCCTGATTGGAAGCGTGAGGCTCTCTCAAAACCACTCTCAACTCGCAGTGAGTTGAGAGCCACAAAACCGAAAACAGGAGACTGGTATGAGCAATAATTTCAACACTTCACCGGGCAAGACCGAGGGCCAAGGTGAAATCATCCGCAAGGGCATCCTTGTGGAAGACGCTACAGTTGTCGGTGGAACCGATGCGACTACAGGGGCAACGGTTGTCAAAGCTAAGACGACCGACGGGACCGCTGATGAATCCGTGGTGCCGACAGACCGCCAGGACAGCCCTGGAAGTTGACCGTGTGTCAACCTCCCAATGTTTTGCTAAGTTTTGTTACTTTTTGCTTGCAACGCACGCCGAGGACTGTATTCTCTGAGGTGTCAAGTCCATCACGGTCTTGGCACCTTTTTACATAACCCGCCCAGAAGGGCCGAGATTAGCATGAGTAAATACGACAAAAAGGGACAGGAGTTCGACGCAAACTCCATCGTTGACCTGATCGAGCGCGAGGGCCACCTGTACTGCGTTACGGCAGGCGAGGTTGTTGGGAACAATATCAGGAGCGAGGTGCGCGAGGTGGTCAAGAACCGCGATGCGAAGGCTTTCCTAATCTACAAGCAGATGAAAGCATCTGCGACGACTCGTGATGAACGTTCAGCGGCCTACGAATACCTTGTGTTCAACTACATGTCTACCGATGTCCGCGAAAATGCCGAGGGCGACATGTCGATTCGCAATTTGCAGATTTCGATTGCTGAACTTGCAATGTCGTACACCAACTTTGACCGTCAGCACCTCGCCCAACTCACTGCGACTAATGCCGTCCGTTACATCGTCAAGTGCTTCCAGTCCGCCACTTACACCATCCCCAAACTCTAGGAAATCAAACCATGTCAACTAAGAAAAAAACCAAAACCCGTAAAACACGCACCATGTCCCCCGCAGAAAAACTCACGCGCAGCTTCGCGCAGTTACTACCCTTGTTTGAGAAGTTCAATGATGACCTTGCGTCAATCGGTGACTCGCTCCCACAGGAACTCCAGTCCTTTGCTTTGACCAACCGTCGCCTGAAAGATCTTTTCACCACGACTGACAAGAACTTTGCCACTACGGTACTCAAGCACAAGGAGGCTGGCGGTGTTTTCGAGAAACCTCTCACCGAGATCGTAGGCGCACCGTCCGTCGCGCTCTCATTCAAAGAGACCATCCGCCGTACCCCTCGGTGGAAGGAGGAGGCTATGACCTTTGCTGAAGAGTTGGCTGACTCTCTCGGTGAGCAGTTCGACCGCCCCAAGGCTGAGGCTGAGGTCATCGAGCGCACTGAGCCCAAGACATCCCTATCCGTTCGGCTGGATGAGTCTGCCTAAAGTTTTTACTGACTTTTGCTGTTTTTTACTTGACTGGGGGGTGTGATTAGCCGATACTCCTTGTGTTGAGAGAATCCCCTCCCAACCCACCGCCCAGAAGGGCAGGACAAAAAATGAAAAAGAACCAAGACGAAACCACGGAGGTGACGGCATGATGCGCTACGATCCGAAGGCCCCGGACAATATCTCAATTGGGCCACCATACGATAGGGGAGACTGCGGTTGCCCGTGGCCCACCCGACGAGATTCTGATGGGAATCTGGTAATTGTGGGGCCTCGGACTTGTCGATGCGCGTCGATGGAGATCGACCTGGACGGGTGGCTGTTCCGCCGGAGTGAGGAGGAGGTCAAATGAGAATGGCAAAGAAGATCCAACCGGGACGGCGCGGGCGCATAATCCGCCTCCCCCTAAAGTTTTTACTGACTTTTGCTGTTTTTTACTTGACTGGTGGGCGGCTATAGACGATACTTCTTCTGTGGAGAGGATTCCCTCTCCCAACCGCCCAGAAGGGCAGGACAAAAAAATGAAACTAGCATTCCAAGGCATTACCCCTCAAAAGCAAATCGTCATTCTGCGTAAGTCGCTCAAATCCAACGGCTATGAGGTCGAGGGCACTTGCGCTTCCGGCTCCGTTGTCGCTCGAATCGAAGGCGTGCGGGTATTCTCCGCCGTCCGGTATCCAGGCAAGGTTTGGTCCGTGCTGGCCGCACCGGGCCTTCTCCAACTGCCCGAGGAGGAGCAGGTATAATGACTAACCCACTCACCATCACCATCACGATTACACCGACAACCGCCGCAGAAGAGTTCTCTTCTCGCCCCTTCGGAAAAGGATCGGGGGCCGCTTACCGATCTACCTTCAGCGTTGAACGAAACGACACCGATCTCAACTCTGCTGAGGTTCGGGAAATCAAGGTTTTGCTACAGGAGTCGCTGTACTCGCTACGGATACAAGAGCGTTTCGCTGGAGACGGGCGGGAGGCCAAGGCCGCGAACAAGCCCGTGAACACCTTTTCCACCGCGCAACTCAAGTTTATGCGAAGCATCAAACCCGGCGACATTGTTCGGGACGACATCACCTCCTAACCCCAACCGCCCAGACGGGCAGGACAAAAAATGACTATGACCGAGCGTAAAACTATCTTCTCCCAAGGAATCGACAACCTGATGATGACCGCCGAAGCCGCAGTGGATCACTGCTTCAGCGATGCCGACGAGATTGGAACTTCTGATGTCAACTGTTGCCTGCACGACATCGTTGAGGCAATGGGCGTTGACGCTGACTTGATGACTGAGAACGAGTGGACGCTTCTGCGAAACTTCGTTCAGAACAAGATCAATGAGGCTTGAAAGCTAGGGCCCACACCGTACTCCTCTCTCCCCAAACCGCCCAGACGGGCAGGACAAAAAAATGAAATACACAAACGCATTGCGCCTCTCGACACCTAACTTCCACGCTGTACTCCGCGCCGTTCGACCACGGATCACCAAGACATCCTTCTGGGCAGCGGTGAACGCCCGTATCACGGACGAGCATGATGGCGGCGAGTTCCCCAGGTTGGATTCACTTTACGATTGGCCGTATTTGTCGATGGACGATGATCTTGAAGAGGTGACCTTCAGGGACATCCACGAGTTCCTATATCCCGTCAAGGCCAAGGAGGTGCAGGCATGAGCTACGAAGACACCACCATTGAGTGCGGCGTATGCCAAGACAGTACACCTTGGTCCAGAGTATCCTCTGAACTCTTGAACGGTGAGCTAGTGTGCCACAATTGCATGTCGATGCAGCCTTGGGTGTTCCAAGACCCCTACACAAAATCCAGAATAACCCTTGACGACTAGACACCACACCACAAACCAATACCAATACCATGAGCGACTACGATACCGCCTCCACACTTATGTTTGATGCCTTCAGCCTCCCAGCAGAGCATCATGTGACCATCGCGTCCATCTGGAAGCACCGGGACGAGATCCTGCTGTTCTTCCCCCAGGGTTGCCGAATCCTCACGCCCATCGGCACCCTGATCGTCACCCCTCCCACGCCGAAGATCACGCGCCGTGGCACGATCCACGCCGAGCCCTCCCAAGATGGCTTCCCTTCTTGGCCTCTTTCTGATGTGATCCACTCGATGCGGATCAACCCGAACGAGTGCCTCGTCACCGGATTCCACTCCGACTACCGTGGCAAGCTGACCTTCCGTGAAGCCATTGGACGGCCCCTAGATGAAGATGATCCCTCAATGGCCGCCCTAGATGAAGATGATCCCTCAATGGCCCCCCCACTCCAAGATCCGTGGCGAGATGAACTTTAGTGATCCTGAAAGCACCCCACCACGCCCCTAAAGTTTTTACTGACTTTTGCTGATTTTTACTTGACTGGGGGGTGTGATTAGACGATACTTCTTCTGTGGAGAGAATCCTCTCTCCCCAAACCGCCCAGAAGGGCAGGACAAAAAAATGACAAACTTTGCTTTAGAAGTCGCCAAGACCATCGCAAGCCAAATACCCGTGATGGACAAAATGGCGATTGGATACCGGGAGCCGCAAATGTTGGCCCAGAATGACGAGCGATCCGGTGGACTGAACTTCAGGGTCAACTCAAACCGGAAATACTGCGATGTCGAACTCACATACATGGACACTTACCGGGTCACCTATTTCCGGTTCAAGCGGGGCACGAACGAGCGGATCGTGCTGGCATCTTCTGATGATGTTTACTGCCACGAACTGGGCACCACCCTCTACAGCATGACTCAGGCCACCGACCAGTTCAACGCTGAGGGAGTCACAAAATGAAGAACCCATTCCTTGCAGACGGTTGGCCGGGAGCCATCTCATTCCAGACGGATCACGACATCAGCGAGCGTTGGGACACTGCCCTACGCTGCTACATCTGCTGGTGGCTGCACGAGTTCCGGCTCGACGGAATTGTCTGGGCCATCGAGCAGGGCTACGCCCAGTCAGGCGATGACTACCGCCGACAACTCAAGGCTCTCAGGGCTCGCCTGCCCCATTCGGGCATTATGGAAATCGCTGAAGATCGTGACCTCCTCGACACGCCGCTGATGCCCATCGAGCGCAGATGGGCCAGACTTGCCGGGGCTAATCGTCGGGCCCATGAGGAAGCGGGCGGCTATCGCTGAGTCACAAACAAAAATCACACTAACCACAAACGAATACCATGATGATTTGCAACAAGTCCAGTGACTTTCTCACTGCTGCCGAGGCATCCCTCGATGAAGCAACCACTCACCTCGCTAACGCTCTTTTCAGCTTGGAGGTCAGCCAGCGCGAGGACTATGAGGACGAGGACGGGGGTGCCACGGCCCTTGAAGCCGTGGCCGAGATGTTTGAGGACATCAGCCGGATTGAGTACGCGATTTCAAAGCTCGCGGGCGACCTCCGCTACGGCACTTTCGACCCTCTGGCGGACCCCAAACAGGACGCTTGAGGTTTTTACCAACTTTTGCTTCTTTTTACTGGCATAGCTGGCCGAACTTACTATTATGGGGGTGTCGAATCCCCCTCGGATTCCCAACCGCCCGGAAGGGCAGGACAAAAAATGACAAACGATACTCCCGACAAAAGCTATCTTTCCCAGTCCCTCGAAAACTTGGACTTCCACCGCTTCCTGTTGATGGAACTCATTGATTTGGTCAAGTCTGCACAGATCGAGGAGATTGCCAAGAAGTTCGTAACCAAGTCTGACGACGACCCCACCTCCTAACCCAAACCGCCCAGAAGGGCAGGACAACAAAATGACAAACACCAAAAACGAAACCACATATTGGGGCGGCCAGGGAAGATTCCAGGCAGCATACGAGCAGCTTCAGGAGCGTGTACCCTCCAGCGGTAAGGCACCAAACGCGCACCTTGAGATGCTCCGCAGATTTGCGAATACTTACTGGGACATTTTCAACAATGGCGGCTGCAACATTGTCATGGGCTACGGAGGCCGAAAAAAAGATGCCCAGGCCCTTCGGACATCCCTTCGGAATAATATGGGACGGCTCACCGAGGGCAACGCGGACGGCGCGGAGAAAGCTATCAAGCACTTCTTGACTGGGCTATCAGAGTTTACCGGAGCGCGGTCTCACGCGCCTTACCTGCGCCACTGGGACAATACTTACGGTGAGTCACTAGAAATAACTGCGGACAGCATCGTCCTCTGGGCAGCGAACCTAGAAGGCATACCATCCTTGAACCACTAACCAAAACCTTGAACCCCCCCATGAAGTCCCCCGAATCTGAAACCCTAGGCCGTTGTCCCTGCTGCGGTCGCTACTGCTCTGCGGAAGAGGGCTACGCGGGCCCGTACCCCCCTAACCTCTCCCTCGATGACGGGGCAGAATGCGAAGTTTATTGCACTCAAGGACATTATGAGACCCTGCTCGGGCTCGTCAACCGCCAAACCACTAACCAAAACAACCAGCCATGACTACACTCAAGAACTTGCCCACCTTCATCCTCTGGGATACCCGTGCTGAGGCAACCGTCTCCTTCACCCCCTGCGGCGGGACCGTCGCCATCATCCGGTCAGTCCACCCCGATGTACCTTCCGTCGTCGATACCACGAGCCTTGAAAAGGCCCGCGACCTGTACCGCCTCTGCATCAAGGAGGGCATGGTCCCCCGCTAACCCATATGCCAACCCCGAGACACAAAGTTGACCGTGTGTCAAGTCCACACCAACAAAAATCGGAAAGCGTTGGTAAACCAAACCAATTATCACTACACTCCTCTATTATGATTAGTCTCTTAGACCTCTGCCGCAGTTATCCCGGCGGCGTGGACGGCCTTGCCAAAAAGATGGGCGTAGCCCCTCACCGTGTTTATAAGTTTGCATCGGGCCGTCACGCGAACACCCCAGTCGATCTGGTACGGCGCGTATCAGAATCCTTCGGGCGGTCTACCGACACCCTCATTAGCGAGCGCGTAACGCAGGCGCGGCTGCTGTCGATGTGGGACGAGACGCGAACATCCCGCGCCCCTATCGTGGAAGTTGAGCCAACGCCGGACGCATCCTAGTTTCTGATGGCGTTTGTCCGTAAGAATACCTACTACTCGACCATCGTATACGAGTGGAACCTTCCAACCGGCTGGACCTGTCCCTACGCAAACGAATGTCTCGTCAAGGTTGACCGCAAGACCGGCAAGCAGGACAACCGTAGTAAGGGATACAAATGCTACTCGGCAGCGGCGGAGAGATTCCCGAGCGCACGCGAATCGCGCTGGGGCAATCTTGAGTCCTTTCAAGACCAGCACGCCCTCCCAGAGTTACCGAATCCCGCGAAGGCCGTCCGCATCCATGCCAGCGGCGATTTCTTTTCCCAGACCTACTTCGACGCTTGGGTGGAGTACGCCCGTCAGCACCCGTCGGTGACTTTCTGGGCGTTTACCAAGAGTCTGCCTTACTGGGTGGAGCGTTTGGGGCAGCTACCCTACAATCTTGTAATGACTGCCAGTGTCGGCGGTCGTGAAGACCATCTCATCGAGGAGCATGACTTACGGTATGCTCTCGTAGTACCCACCCCACAGCACGCGCACGACTTAGGTCTCCCGATTGACGATAACGATGACCTCGCACGAGAACACGGCCCCTCGTTTGCCTTGGTGGACAACAACTACAAATAATGGCTACCACGGATTCACAAGCGCGAGATTTCGCAAAGCAGGCTCTCCGTGGTCAAGTTGACAAGGGCGGCGCACCTCTCGTGGCGCATGCGCTCCGCATGGCCCAGCAGTTCCGGTCAGCCCATATCCGTGTGGTGGCGTTGCTGCACGATGTCCTTGAAGACAGCACTGCGACCTTGGAGGGTACTACGCTGACGGGTCCAGACGGGACGGTCTTGGAGTTGACATCTATTCAGGCGCGTGCGCTGGTGGCCTTGACGCGGAAACCGTCTGAGATGTACATGGCCTACATTGACCGTATCAAGAAGGCTGGTGGGATTGCGGTCATGGTCAAACTTTCTGATGTGAATGACCACTTAGACCAATCGGCTACCCTCCCACCGAGTCTCCGTATTAGGTATGAGAAGGCTTCTCGCCGCCTGACGACATGAAAAGAAAACCCGGTCTCTGGTTCAACACCACTAAAATCGAGGTGGAGGACGTGCGTAAGGCCCACCGCAAGGTGTGCGCCTCCTGTTCTGACCTGCCCCTAGAGCGACGCTTGAAGATTGTGACCGGAGCAGGACGGCACGCGACTACTGCTATCTTTTGCATCTCCTGTGGTGTAGTGTATCTTTCCTCCTTCAACCTAGAAGGCGAACGCGCTCTTGCGTACCTCAAGGGCGACCCCGAGGTGGAAACCATCAGAAAATGAGTGACGATCACAAGCATGACAGCAGGAGTATGTACTCAAGGGGACTCAATCTTGAGGACATGTATCCCGGTGACATCTTCACAATCATCCGCTGGCAACCCCGCGAGATCATGGAAACAGACGGCTTGGAGATCACTAGTCGCCAGATTGAGGATCTTAGTTATTGCGGCGACCTGCTCTGCGCCCTAGCGATCAGCCCACCCTATCTAGCCGTCGAGGAGGTAGTTTCTCGATACGGTGTGCAAAATCGGGTTCGCATTGACGCAAGACGATGTATCATGGCCCGCCCTTCAGAGGACTACATCGAGGCCCTCACTACCCTCGCAAAGTCTCCCTTCTCACGCATCACCAACGATGACTAACTCCAGCGTTTACAGCCGAACGAAGCTCACCCGTAAGTATCTCTGGGAGTCAGGTTCTAATCTGAACACGGCATTCCTTCCTGGCTTCGCGGACTACTTCGCAATGTTTGAGGCGGGATTGTTTGGGCTACCTGAGGCCGATGAGACCCGCAGTGGGCACGAGCCCGCGTACACGCGGATGGTGCTTGAGATGGCCTCTAAGATCGAGCAGCCACTTGACGCTCGCGCTTTTGCCAAGCACTTTGTCGAGAAGCCCGTCCTGTATTCGACCTCCAAGGTTGGCCGGTCGGCACTCCGCATGGAGGCTTGGATTCGTGAGTCCGGTGGTCTGATTGCTACGCGCTTGGTCGAACTGGTCATCAAGGAGAAAGACCCTACTTACCTCATCATTCTTGAGGGTAAGATTCCCGACCCGGACTTCCTACGCTTCACCGAGGCCGTCCAAGAGTTTGCCAAACTCTCCAAGTTGGTGTCTGCTGGCGACATCAACACGGAGCGCGGAACCGTATCAGATGTGACTATCTATGAGGTTACTCCTGTTGCGTCGGCTAAGAAGCGCAAGGGCAATAAGGCGTTTGGCGATGGCGACATGACCCCGCCGAATAACCCTGTTCCTCCAGGGTTCGACCAGTACCCCGGTTCAGGCGGAGGCGACGATGACGACCTCAAGAAGCTGGAGTCTGTTGACGAGGCTGTCCGCCAACCACAAGGAGAGTGTTACCAGTGGGCGGCTGAATGGCTCACGGCTGGTGCATTCAGTGTACTGGGTAGCGAGTTGGTGCGTGAGGAGGGGAAGCTACCTAAGAACGCGAAGCTGGCCCACGGGTTCCCCACACTTCAGAGCGCACCCTACAAAAAGTATGGTCACGCTTGGATTGAGGTTGGAGACGGTGTGATCGACCCAACGCATAAGCCCGCGATCCGCTGGCCTAAAGAAGTCTACTACTCTGTTGGGAATATCGACTCTTCCGAAGTCACGCTCTATGACGAGAAAGAGGCGCGTCGGTATCTGTGCGACAAGAAGCACTACGGCCCTTGGGCGAGTGGCGCACCAGAGGACGCATTATTCACTGATGATGCCCCTAAGGCTGAAAGAAACCTCACGGGCTGGGATGACGATGACTTCGACATGGACGATTCGGCCCCAGTGATGACACACGGTCAACCTCTTACTGAGAGCGTAGCCCCCGTCCGCTGGGAGAACGATACCGAGACGGGTGCCCTGCGCTCCAACTTCGGTGGGTGGCTCGTAACTGAGTCCCCTGTCTCCTCGGGAGGCGACAGCCGCGTTGAGACCCTTGTGGTCTTCCAAGACGCTGCGTGGTCCTCTAAGGTCTCCCTGGACGAGGTGCATGAGCTTATCAATGCCGTGTTCGGTCACTACACTGAGGATGCTGAGGCCGACCTGATGACCGAGTGCATATTGCGCGAGGTGTTCTCGGAGAATGCACATCCCGTGACGAACTTCGCTGACTTCCAGACGGCCCTCAAGTCCGACGGCCTAGAGGAACGCAGCCGTGTCATTCAGCGCAACTCCAAGATGCGTCAGGTTGTTGAGCGTTGGCCGCCAGCAAGCAATCTAAACCCTGCCGTACTGCTTCCCAAGAGCCTGCGTATGGCTAAGGAGATGGCCAAGCGTGGCTTCCACTACATCCTACTCCCCACATTTGACCGTGGCCGGAAGCGGCACCATGAGTTCCAGTTCGCAACTTCTCTGAAGCGAGCCCGAGAGATGCTTACCTATGAGATTGATATGAACTCAAGGGCGTATTCGTTCTACAAACTCAAGGACTTCATACAGAAAGGCCCGCAACATTATGGGTTAGCTGAGGTCGAGGACGAGCCCACCACGACTGACCGGACTGGCGACCCCGAGTTTTACCGTGACGACCTACAGGACTACTACGATGCCCTGCTGGTAATGGGACTTGAATCGGATGCCGCTCTTGTGAAGGTACGCTCTAAGTTCAAACTAAAGAACGTGGAGGTCACCGTCATGGGAGAGATCCGCGCTAAGGGGGTCGTAGATAACCCTAAGCCTGCGCTTGCCATACCCGTCGGTCCTGAAGTTCCTCCTGAAGAGGAGCCCGCTGCTGAGTCCATCGAGGAGGCCGCGCCGGACATGACTCTGCGTGGTCACATTGGCTTCACGGGCAAGGTACTTGTCTACCGCAACCTCCATAAAGGCCCGAAGTCGGGCCCCCCGGTCTGGTCGATCAAGGCCCTTTCAGGGCCGGATAAGGGGCGCGTCATTGGTTATGACACAGTAGTAGTTCTGCGTGATGTACGCTTCACGACTGGTGACGGTCGCGCCGCCGCAACCGTTCGTGCGAAGATGCAGAAGGGTGTTCACGCGGGGCCCGTGGGTTACATCTCGGACGGGGCTCCCTCCAAGAGCGGCACTGGGGTCACCTACAACCCCTACAAATACAGTTCGTTTGCCACCATCGAGGGCGAGCATCCCGTTTCGGCGGCCAAGTCTGTGACTTTATGGAACGAGGGTGGAAGAGTCTGGGCCAAGGGTGCTGTGGTGGACAAATCCAAGAGTGCCCTACTGACTACTGAGGAGCAGAACGAGGTCA